GGCTGCTTGCGGACTCTGAAAATCAGGGCTGCACGGGACGCTTGCGGACTCTGAAATGCTGTAAGATATTGATTGTATAGGGGATAAGGGTACCCACCCTTTCCACCACTGCTGCCCAAAAACCCCCCACCCCCGGGCCTATTTTTTCCCGGAAAGGCCCACCCCCACTGGGACATAAAGAGCTGACGTGCAGGCTCTCACCCTAGCCCAGCAGCGACATAACTTCCTTAAAATTGGCTGAAAGAAAGCTTAAAATAGGCTTAAGGATCGACCGCCTTGGTCCGGAATGGCTGAATGGGGTGGGGATGGGGGGCTTGTACAGCGCCACCACTGACCACCTGGCTGCATACCTGCATCGTGACCCGATTGCACCCGAGCCAATCTGAGGCCTTCTCAGCCACGATTGTCTATGGGGTCGCTACTGTCCTATTACCTGCACCATAAAGATTGCACCATGAGCTTCTATGGCCGTTTAAACGCATCTGCTATCCTTAAAGCTAGCTTAATAATCCAATTACCAGCAGCTTTTAGTGGTCGAGATTGTTTTACGAACAACTATAAGATACTAAGACACATCCTGCAAAGCAGGTTAATAATCAAAACAGCTAACCTCGTCCCTGTAGCCACTGTCGCCCCTGTATCTACTATCATCTCGAGTCAGACTAAGGCAGCTACTGTTTAGCTGTTGTTGTAATAGGATGTAGTAACAGTGGTCACTATAGCTGCTTTACTGCAGTAAGAGCTTAAGCTGCAATGGTAGTAACAGGGGACACTAGAGACACTAGAGACACAATGGTCTCAATGAAAGCTTTCAATGTAAAGCTTACAATATAACTACCCTAAAGACTAGTCAAACTTAGAGTTGACAAACAGCTAATTGTGGCATATAATTCCTGTATATTCAGATAGGAGTCTAGCTATGTCAGAACGTAAGTGCAGCAAGTGTGGTCAGGTGAAGGCTATTGAAAGATTTGACAAGAGAGGCTATGGCTATCATGCTGTATGCAGAGTCTGCCGTGGCCACGAGAAAAGATCAATATTAGCTGCTAATAAAAGAAAGACACGTGAATACATGAGAGAATGGAATAATATTCATAAGGACAAAGTGTGGGAAAGGGATCTTAAGTCTAATCATAATATTACCAGTGATGTCTTTGACAGACTCAACCAGCAGCTAGGTGGCCTCTGTGCTGTGTGTAGCAGACCTGAGCCTAATGCGTATAGGAAGAGACTGAGCGTAGATAAAGATGACAAAGGGAATGTGAGAGGCCTAGTGTGCAGTAGGTGTGCGATTATATTAAGCGCGGTGAAAAAGGAGTCGGGATTATTGAATAATATTGTGAAGTATGTTATTATGAATGAAACTAAATCGGGATAAGTTCCGTTTAAGTTGCCTGAATTAGGAGTACTAAAATGAGTATGATTGAAAGGCATTTCTTAGATCAAGTGGCTCTGAGAGAACATTATGATCGCGAAACTATTAGGAAATTAGAGGCAGAGAGGAAAGACTTGAAGTGTGAGAGGGCAATTCTTTATGCGGATCTATCAGCAGCATGGGATTTCCTTTATTCCAAAAATTTAAGAGAAGAGTTTCTATTGCACCGAGCTAAACGTATACGAGAAAGGGAGACTAAATATGAGTAAATCATCACACGCTGACGTGATCATTAAAGATCTTGAACATGAAGTTAAGCACTTGAAGAATGAAAGGAGCTGTCGCCAGGAGCAGTACGTAATTGTTTTAGATAAGTACAAAAAAGATTTAGATGAGTTGAAGCAAGTAAATAAAACTCTACAATACAAATTAGACAGGGAAAAGGAATATACAGACGATTTACAAATGGGGCTGGAGAATCTTCGAAGATTAAATAATAAAAGGCTTAGCGATGATATTGCCAGGAAAGATTGCGAGAATTTCCACTTAATAACCAACGTGCTTTTTATATTAACCATTGCTGTTGGATTAGTGTTAGTTATGTCAGCTTAAATTAATAGTGGTAGGGAGGTTAGATGAACAATGACGAAATGAGCAGGATTGAAAAAGACAGACTTGATTTAATAAGGTCTATTTTTATCGTGGGGGTTACAGCGGCATGCTTTGTAATAGTCGGAATCATGACTGCCGCAGCTGTTCAAATCATATTAGGTGTATCTTAGATTATGAAAGATTTGGATATTTTAAACATTTTTATTGTAGCGAGCTGGTCCGCGTTGATACTAACTCCGTGGGCGCTGTTAGCTGTTAGTATAATTTTAGGAATATTACAATGAAAGTAATAAAATATACTTTAGTATACAAAATGCAAGTTGACTCGATGGACGAATACGAAATTGAGAAATTAGCAACGAAAATGAGAGAAAGACTTACTAGCCTTAATAAACTTAACAGTGACATACAATACCTTGTGTACCCTTTAATAACAAATAATGTTTACGATTATGGTAATTTTATTATTATTGAAGCTTATACAGACAGCCGAGAAGCTTTGCGTATTGCTGAAGTTGACATTCATCATGTGATGAGGGGTGAAGAATGAGAGTATACAACCCTGGCTTGGTCAGCATGATTAAAATATTAGTAAAAAGAAATCATTCAGTTGCAAAAGGTGTATGTGTATGTATAACCAAGGAATTTAAACTTAATTCTACATACTCGTGCTCATTTGACTATGAAAAACATGTAATTAGTTATTTAAGCCTCAATATCCTATCTCAAGAGATGAAAGAGTCCGCATTAAATATTATTCTTGATGGGTATGGTCAGCTACCCTTAGAGCTGAGTGGCGATGAGGATACTTATAAAGATATGTACGAGACGGAAAGAGAATATGCAACACTCTACTGGAATAGATATTATTACGCATCAAAATTTATAAGAGAAAAGGGATTATTTGAAGAATTTAAGTCTGATGATCCTGACCTTGCATTCTGAATACATTGAAGGTATAATATACTAGTCTAGTAACTTACCCGACAAAGTTATTTACTGACAGCTGCTTAGGACCGGAGAAACATCGATCTTTTCAGCCGGTCTTACGGCTTAATGAGAGAGGTTAATCATGAAAGTTTGGAGCTCACCTAATGTCGATGTTAAACTTCACTGTTTTTCTGGTATTAACGATGATGTCAATGAAGATTTATATGTGGATTTCTTAGATAAAGGGAATCGCGTCGGTGAGTATCATGTCGTGAAGTCAGGGCATCCAGGAATGGAGCGTTTCACTCACATTATTCTATCATCCGATAGAGCTAACTTTGAAGTTATACCAAATGGGGATCATGATATAGTAACATACCATGGCCGGACATATTACGAATGGCTAGACGAAGCTAAAAATAAGCTGTTTAAGAATGGGGTTTGATCTATATGCGAAACCTTTTCAATATATTTGTAAAGCCTTTTGTTAACTTTTGCGGGCTTTTAGTAGTCATTTTTATATACATAATACCGCTCACTTATATCCTTTCAAGAGTCGTTATACCACCATTGCTAGTTTACCTTCTTTTTATAATTATAAAACATTTTTCATAGTTTAACACTGCCTTAATGTAATCTCAAAAAGCTCTGCTATACTGTAATTGAATCAAATATAAAAGGGGATTCAATATGGCACGAGAAATCTTAGTAACAGAAAACTTTCTAAACAGCACATTAGAGCTTCTGACTAGATTAGAGCATAGAGCTTTAGATCTAGGCCATGAAGAACTATTGTTACAAATTAGAATCGTTAAAAACAATATTATTGACGCTAAATTATCTCAGTGGTATGATGCTATTGATGTTGATGCAGAGTTTGCCGAGCAGGCTGTACAAGAAATGCGGAATAGAGGTGCTTTATGAAATTAACACACATTGAACGAGTATGGGTAGATTTAGAGACTGCTGCCGGATTACGTAAAGGAAAGTACAAAACAGTTAGAGACGAATTGAGTGAACTAAAAGAGAAGTATGGGAAGCTTAAAAAGAAATATGACGCTTTAATGAAAAAGGGGAGCTAAAATGAATATTGTTGAGGGTCTGATGTGGATCATGGCAACATTAGCGATCTATGCAGTTATTAAAGAAGTGACTGAAGATTTTAAATAACTTAATGAGGTAACTTATGAAACTTATAGCAAATCAGCATGAAATTACTATATTAGACAGATCAACAGTTGAAATTATACTCTCTCTCCGCATCACATAACTAATTTCGATGAATTTAAGAACAAAATGAAATCAGAATTAATAAGGCTGACAAAGAGTTACGGAATAGAAAATAATTGGCATAGAGTCGGTATAACGCCTGGAGGACGAGTAAGTATCTCAATTCTACTGTACGGCGAAGAAGAAAGTGAGTTTGCTGCTGAGCTTTTAGTTGAATTAAGAGAATCAGTGAAAGGCAATTTATAGGAGTATAGTGTATGCAAGCAAAAAATTTTAGTGTTGAGGAATTATCTAATGGAAGATTTGCGGTAGTATACGATAACGGATTTGGAGGAGACGCATTCGAAATAATCGAAAGATTTCGGACCAAACTTGAAGCAGAGACGTGGCTAAAGAATCACCTAGGCAATAATGTCTTGAAACGTCATTTATAGAGGAGTTAAATCATGACTTGTCAAGCAGTTGGTGAGTTAGTAAAACGACTTAAGGCTCTAGAAGACAGAGTTATAGACACGGAACAGTTAAGACGTAGAGTAGAGATTATAGAGAGCTGGCAGTCTTCCATAGTAGATTCGTTGCACGAGTTAGATGTCCGTATATCAGAGCTTAAAAAACTACGAGGTGACTTATGAGAGTGACTAAAGAAAACAACGGCCAACACGTGTTTAAAATAACATTCATTGAAAGAGGAGATAATCTACATACTAGGCTAGTTACACTTACGGAGCTTGTAGACGGAACGGCTATCCAGAAGGTAGATCAGGGGAGAGGATTTAACAGTGAATATCTGGGATTGATAACTAACCCTGACGAATTGCGAAAGAAAGCTCTTTTAGATAACTTTAAAGCAACGTCAATTGATGACTTAGTGGCTGTCGTCGGTCCAGGCGGAAAACTGATAACTTCTTACACAGGCGTTTGGGGTAATCCTAAAAACGAGGAGTAAGTCATGAGCATCGTCACAGCTTTGATTATAACTTATTTTCTGACCATGGTAGCGTTATCTTTAGTCGCTATTGGACTTGAATATTTTACAAAAGGGGAATGATATGACAGTAGTAATTTTAAGTGTCGCTTTAAGCATTACAATTGCATATGTAATATTTCTGCATATAGTTATTAGAAGGCTTAAAGAAGAGCTTGTAGAAAGCATTTTAAACAACATAAGCAACGCATTAATCAGAACTTTTAAGATGCAATCAGACGATGATTTTCCTACTAAACCACCGATAATGCATTAGGAGGACTCATGAACAGATTAAACGATAGATGGATGCCTCCGTCTGCTATTTATGACTTAAAGCCGAGTGATGGGCAATGGGTTTATACTGAAGCCGATGCGCAATACTGGTTTGCGTCGTATGTGGACGCTGTTAATTATTTATTCGGTTTAAGTAAATCTTAATAGTCATAGTGTATACTGATAAGTGTACTAAACTATAAGGGGCTTTATATGAATATATTGACAATACGAAAAGACAGCGACAACTTGTATGTCATACTAAACGAAAATGAAGATATCATATCATCTCACGCTACGTTTAGCGACGCAAATGTTGAATTATATAGACTGCTGTCTTATACTACTTGGATTTTTTAAGTGAGGTGTCCTATGAGACCAATAATGTTTGGCAATAAAGAACATCCGGCCCAGTTCTATATCACACAAAAAGAAAATGGTCAATATGCTTTAATATCTCAAGTGTCTACCGGAGACTCGAGAGAGTTGGGAGCTTCCTTCAATTTAAATGTGACACTAGAAGGCGCTTTCAAATTACTTGAATGCCACCCAGAATTTGTTAGACCAGTATTGCATTAAGACTGCGTTAAGTGTACAATACACGTATATTATTAACTAAATGAGGCTTCTTATGACTAAACATCGACTCAAATCTCATACGTGTCTAGCTGTGCTGAAGCACAAAGGAAAACTTTATTTTGCAGGAGATCGCAGGATTTCATGGCATATAGGGCAGGCACAAATCTCTCCTAGATCAAAGATCACCTTCCGACATGGTATCCTATTTGCGGGTACAGGAACTTCAGTGCTATGTGATACAGCTACAGACTTATTTGTTCCGCCTAAGTTCAATAAGCAAGAAGATACGTATATGTACGCCAATACGAAATTCTTGCCTGCATATATCAAACATTTAAGAAAAACTGGATGGATTAATAAAGGCGAGTTCAGGCTTGCCAAGCATACTGAGGGCACTGATTTATCGGCAACCATCCTAGTAGGTATCGGAAGTGATCTTTATGAGTTAGATGTGTCCAGCGATTATATTGCGATGTGTCCGATATCCACGCCGTTCGCTGCAGGATGCGGAGGAAGTCTTGCATGGGGCGCATTATTAGCCCTTGAAAAAGCAGCACAAGACTTGACCCCAGAACAAAAGCTTACCATGGCCTTACAGGCAGCCTCTGAAGTAAGCCCTGGATGCGATTCTAATGTAGACATTCTTCACAATTAACGAGGTGATGTATGACAGCAGCGATTACATTTGTTATTTTTTGCATAGCTATGATATTCACAGTCATATTAGTAACTGACAAAGTAGGCATTGAACAGGAGCGTAATGAAAGAAAGAGAATTAGAAAAAAATCCAGCAAAAAAGAAAGGAAATAATGCTATGACATTAGCAGAAATCACTACATACACTTTCATCGTTCTTGTAATAATCGGGGCCCCTGTAGCTGTGCATGGGGCTTTCCGTTTAATTAAAAATATTTTTAAAATTTAAGCCTGCCTTAATACATGCTCCTGAAAGTCGATTATACTTAAGTTATAAAGATTGAATAGGAGTATGTGCCATGACTATCTGGTATCGAAATACAAATTCAAGTCAAATAGCTTACACGAAAGTTAATTATCAAAGTCAAGAAGAAAAAGATTTGATCGATAAATTTGTGGCTTTATTAGTAGCTGATGAATTACAAACTGGTAAATACGAATAAGGAGCGTGTCATGAGTGATCTCTTTCAAGTAGCAGCAGGATTTTCATTAGCAGCTATCTGCCTCCATGCTGCTGGATTAATAGGATTACTGATATTTATAGCATTAGCCGTTGGGTTAGCTAATAAGTGAGGGGATATGGATTGGCTCATATACATTCAATGCGAAAATTTTGATTTGTATGGTTCATTGCTATTGACAATGGTCGGCGTTTGGGGTACGGTGGTATTTGCTTATATGAAATCTAAAGGGGGTGTCAAATGAGTAGATTACAATGGGACGCAGTAAAGGAAAGAGTGCTAGAAGTTGAAGATTTTGCCAGTGATTACAATCACTCATTCGAAGATAGATTAGACGATATCGAGACTGAGACTGGCCTAGATTTCGGGGGATAATATGAGAGCACTAGTATTTATGTTTATACTTGTCATAAGCCCCGCCTGGGCTCTGACAGTGATCCTTCCAGAAGAAATTACTGACGAGACTATGGCTCCACTCATATCTCAGATGAAATCTTCAAACAAGCATGAAGTTCTAACTATAATAGCAGACAGTAGAGGCGGGCAGCTGTCAGCTATGGAAGATTTTCTAGCGGTAGCGAGTCAGTTTTCATTTGTCGTCTCCGAAGTCTATTCAGAAGCAGCTTCTGCAGCTGCGATTATAGCTGCGAGCTCGGACGAAGTTCACGTATATGCCGGAGGCGTGGTATTATTCCACAGAGCCCATTGTGGTGAGAGTGTTAAATGTTCAGATGAAGAACTTGATGATATGAATATAGAAGTCAGAGAGTCGTACGAGTTACTAGGCTTTAATCAAGAGTCTAATGTGATTATGTTCGATGCTCATAAAGACTTCGCTATACGCTTCGAGACAGATACCGTAGTGACTGGAAGAGATTTAGTTCAAGTTTTTAATTTAGTAGCTAAACTAGTTGATGGCACAGTAAAGCCGTCAAGAGCGCAGGAATTATTATTTTTTAGCACTAGAGTCGATGGAGTCATAAAAGCAATGTTCGATGCGGATATTGAACTAGCAAGAACAAACGTCGAGAAACGTAAGCTTTTGTATATACTTACCGGCATGTATGACATATTTTGGATTAAATTACCAAGTTAAGGTTCCTTTAATGCAGCTAACGATTTAAGGTCTATACTATCCATATACAGATAGATATAGGAGAAAGTGCCATGAGAACTTCATCAAAGATTCAATTGATTAGATATACACAACAAGGTTTGAATGCAGGCGGTGCTTTAGTTTTCAATGAAGAAGTCTATCAGACCTTACATACTCTGCAAGAAGCTGGCGATTCTTATGATCATTTTAGAAGTTACATTGAAAGCTTTTTAGATACAAGCTTTGGATGCGTAATAGTCACAGAGCTCCATGATAAATCTGTCACTATATATGTCGATAATGAAAGCAATTTTAAAAATGCCATGAACGATCAAGGCGTCGAAGTGTTCTTGATGAAAACTATATCGAGATATTAGTATGAAAACGAGACTGAAGAGGTTTTTATTAATAACAGCATTATTGATTATTCTACCATCATTGCTTATAATGACACCGTTCTTAGTTATTATATGGCTTTTGAATGATTTGCTATTTATAGTCCTTAGCGCTTTAATGGGAGTTTACAAATGAAAATGAGTTATGGCCTACGCTGTGGATGCTGTAATACTCTACTAAACCGGGCTGAGCAAGATTTATTAGATGAACTTGGGGGATGGTGCTACAAGTGCTCGGCTAGCAGCGATGCAGTTTTTGCAGGCGAGGAGCTTTATGATGATATGACAGTAGAAGATTTAAAACGAATATTCAAAGAAGGGGCTGAATATGTCCGTACAGACAAAAAGCTGTGATTCTTGCGGGTCAAAAGACAACAAAAAAGTCTTTGATAACGGATCTGAATATTGCTTCACTCCTGGATGTGAATCTAACAAAGTTAAACGTAAACGCGAAGCTACGATCATACCTGCGGATTCTGGACTGTTAGTCGGAACTACTGCGCAGCTCACTCAGAGAAAGATTTCCCAAGAAACCTGTGAACTATTTGGGTATATGCAGGGATTGGATGATTTTAAGAATCCAGTTCAAATTGAAAATTACCACCATAGAGTCTCGGGAGAAGTTATCTCCCAAAAAATTAGAAGACCCGATAAAACCTTCGCTTGGATTAATTCCAGCAGAGCTAAAGAATGTGGCCTATTTGGGCAGCATCTGTGGTCTGGTAAGTATAATAAAATGATTATAGTAACGGAAGGCGCTATTGATGCCATGTCATATGCAGAAGTCACTCAGGGAAAATACCCGGTAGTATCAGTTAATACCGGAGCTCCTGGAGCAGAGGCGGATATGCGTCGTAATCTAGACTTTTTATTAGGATTTGAAACAATTATATTGGCTTTCGATAATGACGAAGCAGGTCAAATTGCTGTGAATCAGTGCGCAGAGCTATTTCCGCCAGGCAGGGTTAAGATTGCCACCCCCGCTTTAAAAGACTTAAATGAGCTTCTGTTAGCTGATCGTATCCCTGAATTACTACGGTTGCCGTTTACAGCGAGGGAATATAGGCCGGACGGAATCGTCACTATTAATGATATTACATTAGACCAAATAAAGGCCGCAGCTCCTAGAGGTCTGCCACTACCATACCCACAGCTTGATGAAATGATCAGGGGAATCAATAAAGGGCGTTTGACATTAATCACGGCCGGATCGGGGATCGGTAAAACAACGTTTATGAAACAGCTAGGAAAGTACCTCTTAGATAATTCCGGAGATTTGAGAATTGCTAATATCTTCTTAGAAGAAAACATGCTTTTTACTGTCCAAAGTTTCATTGCACTAGATAATGACAAACCTGCTTATCAGTTTGCAGAGAACCCATCGATCATATCGGACAGCAAAATTCAAGCTTCTTTAAATAAGTTTAAAGATCGAATGACATTTTACGAACATTTTGGATCACTTAGTTTAGAGAGATTGGAAGTTATTGTTGAATACCTAGTCAAAGCTTATAGAGTCGATTTTATATTTTTAGACCACATTTCAATTTTAGTATCAGGGCTAGAATCGAGCCGTGAAGGTGAGCGGAAAGATATTGATAGAATCATGACAGCACTTCGTTCCATTGTGGCACGAACTGGAGTCGGTGTCTTAGCTGCTGTCCACGTTAAACGGGGCAAGGAATACAATGAGGGGGATCAAGTCAGCCTTACAGACCTTAGAGGCAGCGGCTCATTAGAGCAGCTTTCTGACGTTGTCCTGGCCTTAGAAAGGGATCAGCAGGGCAACGATCCTAATAAACTTTTAATACGAGTGCTTAAGAACAGAGTTAGTGGGATCGTAGGCCAGGCCGATACATTGACATACCAAGCCCATACAGGTAAACTTGAGATTGCTGAGAAGCTGTCTTTGTATACTAAAGTCTCAGATAATGAGGAATATTAGAATGTCAAAATTCATTATCGATATTGAAGCCAACGGGCTATTTAAAGAAGCTACTAGAATTCATTGCATAGCTTTACGGAATATTGAAGATAATTCAGTTGAAGTCTATACAAACGACTTCAATATCTGTCCTTTAGCTTCAGGATCCTTAGAAGATTTCAAATGCAAGGAAATATCAACCCTCATAGGGCACAATATTATAAACTACGATTTACCAGTTATAGAGAAAATCATTGGGAAGAGATTTAAGGAGATAGAAGTAATCGATACTTTGCTTCTATCTAACTTGTTTTATCCAGACATATACGAGACTAAGCCTATATCTAGCTATGACCGTGAGCAGTATAAAATAAAAGGAGGTCACAGTTTAAAGGCATGGGGCATCCGATTAAGAGAGTTTAAAGGAGAGTTTACCGGATCATTTGAAGTACCTTCTGAAGATATGATTGAGTATTGTATTCAAGATACGAATGTAACTTTGAAGCTATACGAGTATTTAATGGAAAATAAAGGATGTTTTGTTACTTCAGAATTACCGATTAAATTAGAGCATGATATAGCGCCAATCGTTACGAGGCAAGTACATCGTGGAGTTGTTTTTAACGAGAATAAAGCTATTGATCTGTTGACTGAAATAGATGCAAAGATTTTTAAAATGAGAAGTGAATTGCGAGATCAATTTAAAACTAGAGCCATTTCACTAGGAGAATTTACACCCAAGCTTGATCGTCCTCTATACGGCTATCGCAAAGGGTGCACATTTACAAAAATAAAATTTGAAGAATTCAATCCTGGATCTAGAAAGCAAGTTGCCGACAGGCTGCAAAAAGAGCTTGGATGGGAGCCGGAAGAATTCACCGAAGCCGGCATAGCAAAATTAGACGAAAAAATCTTGTCAACGCTCCCGTTACCCGGAGTCGAATTGTTAAAAGAGTACTATTTAGCTCAGAATATTTCGGGTAAGCTATGGACAGGAGAGAATTCTTGGCTTAAAAGTTTAAAGAATGGGCGGATCTACGGGCAAGTTGTGCAGAACGGTACGGTTACCGGCAGATTTACACATAACCGTCCGAATTTGGGACAGATACCATCTGAGAAAAATATCTACGGGAAGCAATGTCGTGCTTTATTCGAAGCATCTCCAGGAATGGTTTTATTCGGATGTGATGCGGATGCGTTAGAATTAAGATGCCTAGCTGGATACTTAGCAAAATATGATAATGGAGAATTTGTCAAGACAGTTTTGTATGGTTCGAAAGAAACCAAAACTGACGTGCATACTCTGAATGCTGAAGCATACGGTGTCCCTGGCGATAGAGACTGCGCTAAAACGCTGTTCTACGCTATGTTGTACGGAGCGCAGGCACCTAAGATGGGAGAGATTTTGCATAGATTTGGCTACGACTTTGACGATTTTGTGTCAAACATGGACTCTGAAGTCTTTAAAATAAAGAAATGGGCTGTGTCTAAAGGAATAGATCGACCCGAAATGTGGTATAAATTTGTAGCTGCTGGGAAAGTATTAAAACAAAACTACGGGAATCAGATACCGGCTTTAGATGAATTGAAATCTGGAATCTTGACAGCTGTGAAAGAGCGTGGATTCTTAAAAGCAATCGATGGACGTAAATTAAAAGTTCGATCAGACCATGCCGCCTTAAATATGTTATTACAATCTTGTGGCGCTTTAATTATGAAAAAAGCTTTGTATATTGCAGATAGTGACTTACAAAAGGAGGGCTTGACACCTGGGATAGATTATGAATTTGTTTTAAATATCCACGATGAGTTTCAGATTGAAGTACTTGACAATAGCTCAGTGAGGAGTATAATAAGCAATATAGTCCCAGATTCAATCAGAAAAGCAGGAGAGTTTTTTAATTTTAAATGCCCTATGAAAGGGGATGGCAAATTCGGATCCAATTGGTCAGAAACGCATTAAAGGGGGTTACCATGGCACTTAATCAAGTGATGAAGATTGGCGGTCAAGGCGGTTCGAGTGGCAAGTTAACAATAGCACCAGATGTGTATCTAGCACGTATACAACATATTGTGCATATAGGGCTGGAAAAGAATACATTTCCAGGAGCTAAGCAACTGTTTACGGACAAGATCGCTGTTGTCTTCCAAATATCAGATGTAAGGACTTCCGACAATCGTCCTGCGACTCTAACGAAAACTGGAGCATCTTCTCTCGGAGAAAAATCAACATTAACAAAGATTGTCCAAGCAGCAACTGGAAAAACCTCAGGAAATATTGATCTTAAAGATTTATTGGGAGCCCCTGTGCAAGTACAAGTTGAGCTTACGCCTACCGGAAGCCCTAAGATTGCAAATATTTTAAAAGTATCTTCGTCGCAATTGAAATTAGTTTCCCCGATCGAAGGTGAGACCATTTTAGTTTTAAATAAAGATGACGCAACAGATGCACAGAAAAAAGCTCTTCCGAAATGGCTTGCGGATAAGCTGAGCGAAACGGTAGATAAGACTGCACATGTTGAAATAAAAGATTTACCAGACACAGACTACTAAGAACCTGAAGGGGGTCTTCATGCTAAATTTAAAGAAAGCAGGTGATAAGCTAGTTTCTAGAGTGAGGGAGACGATGAGTCTTGCTGACTACTTAGGACTTTGCAAGACTGATAAATTAGCGTATGCTACAGCATCAGAGAGACTACTTGATGCTATTGGCGCGCCAACTTTAGTCGATACAAAGAACGATGAGAAATTAGCAAGAATATTCTCAAATGAAACTATCCAAGTATTCGAGACATTTAAAGACATTTACGGCTTAGAAATGCCTATCAAAGATTTAATATCTTTCGTTAAGCATGCGGCTCAAGGATTAGAAGAAAAGAAGCAAATTCTGTATCTTTTAGGTCCGGTCGGATCGAGTAAGTCAACGATTGTAAGATTATTAAAGCATTTAATGGAGCAACGTCCATTCTTTGCAATCGAAGGATCTCCAGTTCTTGATAATCCTTTATCTCTATTTACAACATCCGATTCAGAAGAATTAGGTATTCCCTCACGATATCTTTCTGTCTTACCATCTCCATGGCTTGCTCAGAAGGTAAGAGATCTTGATGGTGACATCTCTCAACTTAAAGTTGTTAAATTGTTTCCTAGTGAAGTCAATCAAGTCGCAATTAGCCATGTTGAGCCAGGTGATGAGAATAATCAAGATATATCATCATTAGTCGGCAAAGCTAATATCTCTCAGATTGGCTTATTAGATGCTAGTGACCCAAATGCGTACTCCTTCAGTGGTGGTCTGTGTAAAGGCAACCGAGGCTTGATGGAATTCGCAGAAATGTTCAAAGCCCCAATCAAGTCGCTAAATCCCCTTCTTGAAGCGACTCAATCCGGTATGTATAACGGAACCCAGCCGATTGGGGCGATTCCTTTTGACGGGCTGATTATAGCGCATTCGAATGAATCAGAGTGGACTAAATTCCGCAATGACAAACGCAATGAAGCGCTTATTGACCGTATATTTATTGTAAAGATTCCATATACATTACGATATAGCGAAGAAAGTCGTATCTATCAGAAAATGTTAAATGATAGTTCGCTTTCATCTTCTCCAGTTGCTCCGAAGACTCTGGAAACACTGGCCAAGTTTTCTGTGATGACAAGATTAAAGCCTTCAAATCACATTAAAGAAAATCGTAAGATGGAAGTTTACAATGGCGAAAATTTAAAGCATAAGATTAGCGATGTTAAAGGAGTTTACGAGCTGAAGAATGAAGCTAAGGAAAGCTTGCCAGAAGAAGGATTTTTTGGAGTCTCAACTCGTTTTGCATTTAAACTGCTCGCAGAAACATTCAACTATGATATTGAAGAAACTGCTGCAAATCCAGTCCATTTGCTGATTCTTTTAAAAGACAGGATCCGCAAAGAGAACTTAGATAAAGCAGTTGAAAATGCTTATTTAGCAGCTCATCAATTAGTCTTAGAAGATTATAAGGCCTTCTTAGATAAAGAGCTACGTAAGGCTTATATCGACTCATATGAAGAATATGGTCAAAATCTTTTTGATCGATATGTTTTATTTGCAGATGCATTCTTGAGAGAAGATACGATTAAAGATCCAACCTCAAGTTTAATGATGTCTCAGAAGGAGTTAGATGAGTTCTTGTTGGAAGTAGAAAAACCAGCAGGAATTTCAAATAAGAAAGATTTCCGAAATGAGATCGTCACATTTGCATTTAGATATCAAGCTAAAAATGGTGGTAAAAATCCAAGATGGACAGCTTACCAAAAAATCAAGGATGTCATCGAAGCAAAGATTCTTGGAAATATTGAAGATATGCTACCAGTTATCGCCACATCTACTCATGGTGACGATGATAGCAAAAAACGACACCGACACTTTGTTGACAGAATGAAAAAATTGGGCTATACTGAAAGACAAGTAGCCATTTTGACAGACTGGTACGCTAAAGTAAGTCGAAATTAACCATAACGAGATGAAGGGGATCTCATGACTGGTATCGTAGATAAAAGCCGTTCACATAAGTCAGGTCAAGCGGTCAGTCGTCAAAAGATGATTGACCGCCACCGCGACCGCCTAAAACGCCAAGCCTCTGATATCGTAAGAGGCTCTGGTATTGATGGTCTATCTGGTAAAAAACATATCATCATAAATAGCGATGACGTGCCGAATCCTCCAGTTTACGATTCTCATGGTGATGATAAGTTCATTATTCATGGGAATAAACAATTCAATAAAGGTGATAAGATTCCAATGCCTCCAGGTAAAGGCAGTGGAAGAGGTCAAGGATCTGGTTCGGGCGAAGGCGATTCAGAAAGCGTCTTAGATATGATCTTGACACAAGAAGAATTTCTATCTATTCTTTTTAGTGGCCTTGAATTGCCTAACTTAGAAAAAACATTTTTCACATTAATCTCAACAGAATTCCAAAGAGCTGGTTATACAACGTCCGGATCACCTACCTCTTTAAATCTATTAAAGACAATGGAAAATGCTATTGCAAGGAAAGTTGCCGCTGAGCAGCGCGGCACTAAAGCCCCTTATATTATTGAAGAAGATTTAAGATATAACTTAAGACAGCCTATCGAGATGGCTGAATCTAGAGCAGTAATTTTCTGTATTATGGACGTGTCTGGATCTGTTACGGATAAAATGAGATACGCTTCTAAAATCTACTTTATGCTTTTGCATTTATTTGTGTCTCAGATGTACAAGATAGTGGAAGTCAATTTTATTCAACACGCTTCCGAAGCTTATGAAATGGATTACGATCAGTTTTTTAATACGACGCTAAGTGGCGGTACTATGATGGCCCCGGCTTACCATGCCATCAGACGTTGCATTGAAGCGAAATATAAAGAGCCATCTTGGAACATTTATATCGCACAGACTTCCGACGGCGAAGTGATTATGGACCGGGATGTCGAAGAAGCTTTTAAAGTACTTAAATTAGATCTATTGCCAAGGATTAGGCATTTAAGTTATTTAGAATTTATCCGTGGGTACAGCCCGTACAGTGGAGGATCGACAGGACAGTACTCAGAAAGGTTAGAAAAATCTTCAATGGGCAAGTCTCCAAAGATCAGCGTGGTAACTTACAGTGGCGATCGTATAGAGACTTTGTCAGATAGTCAAATTTCCACAGATATTTTACAGATATTCACACATACATACAAAAAGAGAAGGGAGAGTTAAATGAAAAAACGAGCAAACCCTTTTTCAAAAGTTGAATGGTCATCGAAAGATATCCTAGACATGTGGGATGTGATTCGAAATATAGCTGTTAAAAAATACTCTATAGACTTCTACGACCCTTTGTTTGAAATTGTCACTTGGGAAGATATGCTACATATCCATGCCGGCAGTTTTCCAGTGTGGGTCGATCATTGGACTATTGGGGTGGAATACGAAAAGATGTTAAAGCAATACCAAGGAAACCAGATGGGAGTTGCTTACGAAGTCATCTTTAACACAAGTCCATCACTATGCTATATACTGAATACAAACTCCACAGCTATGCAGGCTCTAGTGCTAGCACATGCAGCTGTAGGACATTCATCTTTCTTTAAAAACAATCATCTGTTTAAGCAGTACACCAAAGCAGAGAATGCTATTTCATTATTTAAGCAGTTCCGAACTAACTTATCTATATACGAAGAAGAAGCTTTAGAGAAGAAGTATCGCATCACGGATCTCTTCGAGCAACTGCTCCCCCTACAATTCTATGGGATTTCATTTAAAAATCAGTCTGTGCATACATCGAAAGAAGTAGAAGCTAACTCTCAAAAGATTAGAGAGGCTTTGAATAAAGAGTTTTCAATTTCGATTGATAGTTTAGGCCTGGGCAGAGATGTTGTTATGACCCAGAAATCGGGCCAGGTAGCCCCGGAGTCTCTGAGCATTTTGGATTTCATAGCTGAACATTCCCCGACACTTCCCCGGTCGGCACGGAATGTCATTAAAAGCTATGCTGAAATTGGGCGATATTTCTATCCCCAAATGATGACTAAAATGCTCAACGAAGGCTGGGCTTCATTTTGGCACCACCAATTGACCCATGACTTATTTGAGGAAGGCTGGCTCGACGAAGGCCGGATGATGGAGATTCTACATAGCCATACATGTGTAGTCCGCCACAATGATTCGGAAATGGGGGTCAATTTTAACCCGTATCACTTAGGTTACAATTTACTGCATGATATTAAGCGGATCTGCACTAAGCCTACTGATGAGGATCGTCATTATTTCCCTGATTTAGTAGAAACAAATTGGCTTGATGCAGTTAAAGATTGCTGCTATAACTTCAGCGACTCTACCGCAGTCTCTCAATTCTTAAGTCCTAAATTAGTTAGGGATTACAAGCTTATGGCTACTCACATCAAAACTGAATTAGTTGACCATGGCTACAGAGGAGTTGAGGAATCTAAGTTCTATAATGTCGACGGTATTCATGACGACGAAGGGTTTAAGATGATTAGAAGAATCTTATCAGATAAATATAATTTCTATGACGGCGAGAAATTTCCATTGTTAGAAGTGGGAGGCTTTAATCGCACAACGAAGAGATTGACGTTAAATGCTCATTTGAATGCATCAAAGACAATGCCAGACATTGATAAAATGAACCTTCAGCGTTCTATCGAGAATTTATGGGACTCTAAAGGGTATTTCAAAATTCATTACAAAGAATTTGATGTTAAGACAGGGAGACCAATTGTGTACTCTGATGACGATGGAGCATAATTATGGCTTTGATCTTAATTGACGGCGATATCTTAACGTACCAAATAGGCTTTGCTTGTCAGAAGGTCTATTACAGCTTTAACGAGCATTATTATAAGTCGAAAAAAGAAGCTATAGCCGCATTTAATGAATTAGGTATGCCTAATAAGAAGATTAGGATCGTCACCGTGTCAGGGACAGAAGACCAAGCTAGTCTTCTCTTACGTCAGAAGATCCAATCTATATTTAGAGACTGTGGTACGACTAACTATAAAATGTTTATCACAGCGTCGGGAAAGTCTAATTTCAGATTTTTAACGGCTAAATTCCAACCTTATAAAGGGAATAGACGTCCAGAAGACAAACCTAGATTATACGAAGCAATCAGAAACTTATTAGTTACGGAATGGAAAGCTGAAGTTGTCACTGGCATGGAAGCCGATGATATGTTAGGGATTCAAGCTTTATCGAAGACCTTACGTAAAGAGCATGGTAATCCGATTATAGCGTCGATCGACAAAGATCTCTTAATGATCCCATGCTTGCATTACAATATGAACTCTAGAGATATTTCTAGCGTTTCAAGAGATGAGGCAGATCGTACATTCTTTCTGCAATGTCTTTCTGGCGATACTGTCGACAATATTCCAAGCTTGGTTGAGTTAGCTGCAAAATATGCAGCGGAAGGAGTAAGTCACTACTTACGGTATAACAAATATAAAACCTTAGCTTCAAATTTCAGTAAACGGCATACAGTTCCAGCTCTACGGCAGTACGTGTTTAATCAGTTCAGACACGCAGGGATTCCAGATGAAGTTAGAGATGAAGTCTGTACTTTACTATGGATATTGCGAAACAGTGGTGAAACATGGTATAATTGGGATCAGCGACTTTTTGGTACGTATACTTATATAGAACAGGAAGATGATTTATGTCGCAAAGGAATGATTGGGAAGCTTGGCTTGAGTCAGTGCTTGACGACAGGGGTGTTAAGTCGTACGTCAGAGAGCACAGATTCCACAAAACAAGAAGATGGCGATTTGACTTCGCTTTCCCAGATAAAAAAATCGCAATAGAAGTTGAAGGCGGTATATGGGCAGGCGGCAGGCATGTAAGACCTGCAGGATTTGAAGGGGACTGCGAAAAGTACAATGAAGCATCGCTCCAAGGATGGAAAATATACCGCTTGACGCCTACGCTAATTAAGTCAGGTTGGATTGAAAGAATACTAGTTGAAGAAGGAATTAACAAATGACACGAAAAGCAAAGATCTTATTTTTCGACATTGAAACTAGTCATGATTTAGTCGCGTCTTTCGGGCTATATCCAGAGGCCATACCATATCAAAATGTGATAGTACCGTGGCAACTGATTTCTATTGCGTGGAAATGGGAGGGAGAATCTAAAGTCCATTCACTGCGAGCTAAAAAAGGAAATGACAAAAAGATTGCGAAAAGGTTCTATCAAGAGATTATTAAAGCTGATTACGTCGTAGGCCATAACTCAGACAAGTTTGACATTAAAAGATTCAACACTAGATTGATCCTTAACAATCTGCCTCCGTTACCTAGTAAAATAGCATCTATCGATACATTAAAGCTTGCCCGCCGCAACTTTGCATTCACGTCTAATAGATTAGGATACTTAGTATCTAAGCTGGACGGTAATGAAGAGAAAGGAAAACCAGAGTCAGGGGACTGGATCAGATTTTTACTAGGCTCTCCTAAGGACTCTCAAGCAGCTGCCAGACGTATTGAGAAGTACAATAGACAGGATGTAGTCGTCTTGGAGCGCATCTATAACCGTTTGAAGCCTGTGATTGATCGGAAGCTTATACCTGAAGCTAATACTGATTTTGAATGCCATGGATGTGGTAGTGATAACTTAATCAAACACGGAATATTAAGATTGAAAACTAAGTCAATGCAGAGATTACATTGTAACAGCTGCGGATCAAATCAAACAGTTGCATTGGAGGCTTAAGAATGAGAACAAGATCAACTTCAACCATGACAAGTATTGAACTAGACATTGATGAGTTTTTCGGGCAGGATAGCAGCATCCCATCTGATGTCCTCAGGAAGATTGAACATTATTACTCATTAGGTTTTACGATACCTTCAGAGTTTTTCGACTTCCTAGAAGTCTTCGCAATGGGCGCAAAAAAGCATGGCCCCGACAACTGGCTGACTATGGAAGGATCAAAATGCTCTCATAAAGATATGTGTGCGTCAGCCTTTAGGCATGCAGCTGAAATGTCTGTAGGACAACAAGCAGATCACGAAAGTGGATTACATCCAGCTTTACATTTAGCAGCAAGAGCAGTTATGGAATACACAAGGAGAAAGAAAGTACTCTTTACTCAATCGGATTTGAAAGATGCATCTATGTTAGAGTTCTTCTATTCCCAGTCCTCAAATGAGGAAGGAGATACAGGCCATGAAAGCTCATAATTTACCTCGTACCCTTGCGAAGCCGATCTATTTAGCAAATGCCTATACTTCGCATTTACCGGATAGTTCCGACGCCTCTATGCAAATGGTTATACGATTGAATTACGAATCACTAGTTGCTGGTAAGTTGAAAAAGAAGTTTAAAGGGAAGTACTGTTTCTTGCTTCCGATAGCAATGTCTTCCATGATTGCCAAGTTTCACCAATTTGATAATGGCTTTGACACTTGGGCAAAGGATGATTATACATGGATCTCAATTTGCGACGAAGTCTGGACTTTAATGTCAGAAGGCTGGCTAGAGTCTTACGGAGTGCTCTCTGAGCTTAAATATGCCAAGACCATAGGAAAACCTATTAAATTCATAGATCCGAGCTCTATGGAGGTCCTAGAGCGTCCTATTGGAGTCCCAGAAGGGCATCCAGTATTACAGTACGTTGGTCTTTAATTTAAAAAGCTTCTCGGTCAGGTCGTCGATCTTCTTCTCGAGTCGAAGTAAATCTTCTTTAATAGACTCTTGAACAACAGCGTCGACCTGTTGCTTATTAACGATCTGCTCTGAAAGCTCTTTCCTTAATGCAGTTAATCTCATTTCCACCCATCCTAAAAGTGCAATTCCAATTGTTACCGCTATACCTAAAAGATCAAATGACATGTTAGCCCCTTACGCCAGACACTGCCGTCGGGCCTTTGTCTTGATATTCTTGCTCTGGTTGAGCTGCTGTCTGATCAACAGCCAACGTCTTAAATAAACCCATAATGGCATTGTCTATGGCTGTACCCTTAACAGACATACTACCAATGCGGGCGATGTTCTTCAATGCTTCTGGTCGGACCATGAGCGACGTAAGTTTAGATGCCACGCCTAATGAAGCAGCTAAAGGGGCATTGACATAGCTTAACCCTGCTGCTGCGCCACCCATTAATATATTCCCTGTCATTGTGGCCGGCTTGGCGATTTGCTGTGCCATTTTTTCCATTTTACCATTCTTGATATACCCAAGAACACGTCTAACACCGTTGGCATAATCTTTCGTCTGCCCCGATATAATAGAACCATATGAATCCGTGAAGTTGGTGATGCGTTGTAAGGCTGTATCAATGGAAAGAGCGCCGTCTTTACCAGTACTTCTATTTAGAATATTTTGAAGAGCTCCAGCTTCCGCGATCTTTCTTCCTTCCTTGTCAAAGCTATTTAGAAAATCGGCAGCCTTGACTGGATTAGGTTTATCGATAGGCATGAATTTATTCAGTACAGAAGTTGCCGTACCACGATCATTAATCACATCTTTAATACCAAGATCATTCATTGGAATTATTTTATTAGCATATAAGCTATTTGCTTCTTTAAATACATCTCCAACACCAGCTTTAACAGCAGCTGCTTCATAGTCTTTAGTTAAAGCTTCTCTTAAAGATCTTAAAGGTTTAATTTCAGAAGATAGGCCTTGGGCAATTTTTTCTGATAATAAATCATCGACTCTTTGTCGTGCTTCGTGAATAATTCCAATTGGGACTTGATCAGGTAAGCTTGCAAATTGTGCTAGTTTTGGGTCTACAGATGATTTAAAGTACTTACTGCCTTGTGACATGGCTCCTAGAGCTGCTTTAGTCGAGGTTAAATCAAAGTCACCGGCAGCTTGATCTACTTGCTGGAATAATGAGGAAGCTCTTTTGGAAGCTCCTTCGTAAGAGCCTTTTAATGACGTATGGACAGCATCATCAATTGAACCGCCATTGATTCCAGCTTCCTTTAAAGCTTGAGTGGATAAGTTTTTAATTGCAGTATCTGCTTGAGTAAACGCATTTGCCCTAGCTCCTTTCGTACCTATGAATGGAACGTTTGACAAGAAGTGCTCTACATTCGCAGCAAATGAATTTGGGTCCAGCATGGACTGAGTAGGCTTTGCGACTCCAGCTTGTGCTGCATCATCAATTTTATTAGTCAGTCCGCCGAGGTACTTGGAAGCTACGCCACCGAGGGCGTTTAAGCCCGCCTGAGCTCCTCCACCGACTGCACCGCCTAATATAGCCCCTTGCACAGGTTGATCAGGATTTAAGATCGCTCCTTGTGTAGCTCCTAGAGCCGCAGCTGCCTTAATCCCACTTCCAGCGGCTCCGCCTGCCATTATAGGTATTGCATTAGCGCCTACAAACTGGCCAGCTTTACTTGCAAATGGGTTAGTGTTTTCCATTGGAGCTTGCTCTGACTCTAAAGATTTAAAGCCTTGCCGTAAATCAGCTGCTCTATTTTTATCAACCAAGCCAAGCTTTTCGCCCACATTTAAAAGTAATTGATCAGCCTTTCCGCCGAAATCCAGAGCACCTTTAACAATACCTTGGCCAAAAGCTCTTGCGGACTGTACATCTTCGGATTTATTCCATGCATCTAGACCTTTAGGTTCTGAGGCATCCTGTTGCTGTGGGGCGTTATAATTAGACTCTAAGTCAGTTAGCGATTTATCATCAAGCTGCCTCAATAAGCCTTCAGCTTTCTGATCAAATTGCTGAGTTTTCATCGCATTGTCTAAATGATCTAAGTCATCATCGCTCAGATCGTTAAGTGTAATATAATTCGCCATTATCTGACCTTCTTAAATATGAGACCTGATTTAGCAGCTAAATCTTTAAATTCTTCATCTGTAACACCTTCTGGATCTACTTTGCCAGACGTTGAGCGAAACTTATGCCCGCTTAAAAATTGAATAGATGGTATCCTATTCTTTAAATAAGTCAACAATTCGGCACATGATTCTTTCTGATCACTATTGGTAGGCCCGAACTGGCCACCACATACAAAAGACACTCCGACTGTGTCAGTGTTATATCCTTTCGCATGATAGCACATTCTCTCTGGTGCCTGCAATTCATATACCTCGCCATCTTTATCTATTAAATAATGGTAAGCAAGTCCTCTTTGAGTTAAAACATCAACAGTTGTCTTTACGGAATTTGTAACTGTATGATGCAGTATAACTTCAACAACAGGCTTGCTTCTTGGATATGAAGCTAATGTATTGAGATACTTGTTAGGTATGAAAGCAACCATTCTAGGATCCGTGTGTTTAATCATAATTAAAAAGAACTTCTAACGTATTTGTTCCAAATCCCGGTTAGTAGCTTTGGATAATGTGGATCTGTTGCATAGCCGGATTTCCATACAGCATTAAAAGCTTGTTCAGGATCTGCAGCGGAGCCGACAGATGAATACCTAGGCTTAGACATTAGGTTTTTATGTGCAGCAAAACTTCCCTCTGGTGAAGTATAAGATGCGAATGGTTGAGGTACTTTTATCCACTGCCCATTCACATATTCTTTAGTAGGCATGGACGCTGAACCATTGTCGCCTTTACCTTTAATACCAAAGTAATTATTATATTTCGCAGCCAGGCCACTAGGTTTTCCGGAAGCTAGGCCTGACTCTAATATCGCTTGAGTTGCAGCTAGCTGTGCCATTACTGGATTGTCTGGATAGACTTTTTTTGCAGCAGTGATTGCCGACTGAATTCCAAGATTTTTGTCCATATTATTACTCACGTCATGAAGTCCGGCTTGAAGTCCGGATGTCGGTTTAATATTCTCTTGTCCATCTACCACAGCTTGCTGTACTAATGGATGAGGGTCTTGATTTGGGTACTGATTTACATCAGTAGGTGCAGCTTCTTGCTGAGGCTGCTGCTGCTGAGGCATTAAGAAATTCTTAAGATCTAATAATCCGGACAGGAGTCCTCCTGAATCATTACTTGGCGGAGGTGCTGCTTGAGCCTGAGGAGCCTGCCCCTGAGTTATTTTAGACTCTGGATACTGAACTTGAGTCAAGTCGAAATTAATTGCCATAATTATTTCTTACCTTGACGTTCAGCTTTAATTTTTTGCAAAAGAGTCATTGTAGGAGCTGCCGTCGGCTGTGCACCATTACCTTTAGGCTGTAGCCGGTCTGTAAGTCCTTGCAAATCAGCATCATCATAGATTTTAGTTCCACCAGATTTTTGATAGAGATCTTGAGCTTTTTTGTAAGCACCTGGAACACGTTGAGACATGGTCCTAAATAAATTATTCAAAGCTTTAACACTTTCTGGGGTTGCACCTTTACCTACGATCTCATCTAAATAATTCCTATCCCCATCAGAAAAGCCCGCACTAGGCATACCCATAACTTTTTTCATAACTAAAGCTGTTGCGTTAAATTGAGATTTTAATTCTGCATACTTCGAATCGATATATGGACTTGCTCCAGTAGTCTGAGCAACTCGACTCATTGCAATCGGACTAATCTTATTGACTAGGTTATCCATAGCATCGAAGTTTGAAGCAATCGTTGGCAGTATAGCCACAGTATCGGCCATATCACCAAGTTTTGAGGCATTAACCCCCTGCACAGCTCTATTGGCTTGGAGCGTATTCCGTCCTTCAAAAGATTGAGGATCTACTTTAGCAGGTGCATTAGGATCTGCTTTAGCTCTGGCTGTTTCTGTTTTAAGCTTGTCCATCAAACTAGGATCTTGTTTAATTTGATTAGAAAAGCCTACCGCAGTATTCATTGCAACTAAGTTATATGTTTGATCATATTTTTCCGGAAGCTGCAGTTTTATATTTGTACCTTTTAAAATTTCTTGCAAATGAGGCTTAGCAGCTTCATACAATGCTGGACGTTGTTCTAAAGGAGCCGTCTCTATATAGGAAGCAGCGTTACCAAAAGCGCCCAAAGCTTCAACATTATTTTTTAAAGTTTGAGCATCGACTTCACCAAGCTTTTTCTTACCGTCAAGAACTGCATTAGTTAAATCTTGTCGTGCTTTATCATATTTTACAGCTTCTTGAGGGTTTGTTTTACCGAGTAAATCTCTAAAATTCTGCTCACCTTCAGCCGCAGCTACTCGCAGATTCTTTTCGTCTTCATTAGCACGTTGTAAAGCTTCAAGCTTAACTTGATCTTGCTGATTACTTAGATCATAACCTTGATTCCGTAATTGCTGCCCTTCTACTTGAGCGCTATTTAGCTGTGATTTTTGGAATCCTTCCATAAAAGAGCTTAACGGATCAGACTCTTTTGTCGAAGCTGGGGACGTTGAATTTGATGTTGTACCTTGAGCAATAACTTTTGCCTGGGGGTATTCAACGTTTGTTAAATCATAATTAATTGCCATTCTTAAGCTCCTATTACGCCGGGACCCATCCCACCACTAAAGAATCCAGCTAACTGACCAATGCCTCCCAGGCCTCCCAATCCGCCTCCAGAGCTGCTTTTACTTGACCCGGTCAGTACCCTATCAAATTTCTGATTAGCTTGAATCACGGCATTAGCTTGAGCCTGTGCTCCTGCTAGTATTGAGTTTGCAGTGTCCTGCCCTGACTGGTACGTTAATTGACTTGAATTATTACCAAGATTAGTCTGCGTCTGTGCAATGCCTTGAGCAGCTTGTTGTCCTTGACCTGCGAGATTAGCAAGATTAGTTAACTCATTTTGGTATGTATCAGCGGCTAGTCTATCACCGTATGACTGAAGGTCTTTTAATAAAGATCCAGAACCAAGGAGCCCAGCTGCAGACTTAGCTCTCGAGACTGCATCAATACCGGAATTTAATCGAGTTTGGTAGCCTGGCGTGTTCGCTATATAATCTTGAGCCTGCTGAGCGGTGTAAGCCCCGCCTTCACCTTGCCCTTGGCCTTTCATAGTACCATATGTCGATACTAAATTATTGTAGTTTGCCAAATCTTTTTGATATGCTTCATTTTTGGTATTATAAAGTTCTTGGTTAGATTTATCAATGTCGCTATATTTTGAAGCATATATATTATCTCTGATCGCATTAATCTGCTCTTTCGTAAACGAGGAAGGCTTTGAGTCACCAGGATTCCAAGTAGAATATAGCTTGTCCCAGTCAGCGTCTGACATGAAATCATTAATAGGCTGGCCGTTCTGATCTACAAGTGGCTGGCCTAATAGATTAGTCGGGATCAACTTTCCTTCGGCGTTTAAAGTTACATTTGGTCGGCCATCAACACCGGCCCACTGTCCCAGGGCCCCTTCATATCTATTGTCCCATGGCGTCGCTTTTGCGCCTATGCCAGAATATATTGTCGCATGCCCGCCGGTCGGCGTCTGAGTATTAGCCTTGATATAGTCGTAGACTTCGCGATCCTTGACGTCTGTTTTGGTGGGAGCTGTAGGCGCGATCGGAGACTGCCCAGGCTGTGGGGGAGCCATGCCCATTAATTGATTCATCTTTACAAGAGCTTGATAGCCCGAGGATGCATAAGGAGTAAAATTTTGGGTTGCCTGTGAGTAATAAGATACCATTTGACCGATGGCGTCATTAGTCGCAACTCTTGATTGATTAGCAGCCTCTTGAGCTGCGCCAGCCACTAAATTTCCAGCTGCTATTGCTGATGCTGGATTAGTGTACTGGATTATACTATACTGTTCTGAAGAAGATTCAGAACCACCGCCCATGGACATATGCGCGACTCCTGTCTATATTTAGTCTGGTATTATACCACAAATCAAGTCTTTTTGGAAGACAAAAACAGAAGTTTTTTCTCCATTATACATGATTCCGTTTTGTATTAAGCCTCTAGGCTCGTAACCTATTCTTTGAATGAACGTGATCATTCGGTCAAGATTGAAAGGAACGAGGCCAATCAGCTGCTCGTAGCCTTCTTCTTTGAACTTTCGCATTGCTGTATAGCATGCTTTATCAACAAGCTCAGATTTCTGATAAAGCTCTTTAATGTAAATATGAGTGTCTAAGGTTATTTTTGTCAATTCTCTAACTGGAAATAATCCAATTAATGAATGAGTATCATAAACGCCGTAGTATTTATATGTTGGATCCATGTCTGCATACTTGATTGATGGATCCTGGCCAAACGTTGCCTGAAAATTACGTGGCTCATTTAGGACGGATTCAATTTGACGTTGGTCAAAAGTCTGATAGCATGTGAGCATTAAGTCCAAGCTCCTTTATAAGTCTCTGAAGAGTCGCCTATTTTTGCAATTCTAAACCACGACCCAGATTTTACCACGGCAGCCGCTGCAGTGACAAGAGCTAATGAAGGAATAATTGTTCCACCAGTAGATACTCGGAACATTCCAGAAATTTTAGTTATCATACCAGTACCGGTGCCAGCTACAACGATTGAAGTTGCAGACGCATTTGTCACAGATCCACTTCCAGTTCGTGACAAGGCTCCTAATGGCGAGCTGTCATCTACACCGCTAGCATAATATCCAAATCGATCGGTCACTGCTGTACCTGCTAACGAGAATGCTGCATTACCGGACGTTGCTGACATTGTCGTCAAATACAGAAAGCAATCAAACATATAGACACCAGTCGGTAGTGTTAACGTTCCGTTGGTGGTTGTATTAAAAGCTTTCTGAACACTTGTCGTACTGGTTAGTGTGTAATCTGCTGTGAGCATCATCCAATGATATGCCGAAACGCCTCCAGCACATGCTCCAGTGTTTATTGAGGTAGTAATTGAGCCATCATCAGAAACTTGTGCATAACTATCTTGAAGAAGCTTTCCGGTAGTACCATCGTATCTAGTTATTGCATTGTCAGTTGAACTTCCTGGCCCGACAACATTAGCTGTGCTGGTAATGGTTAAATCAGTTTTACTTCCACCGCCGTCGTCTGCCAATGTGAGAGTTATATTAGAGCCTTCAATGACGTTTAAAGTCCCTCGTGTGGATACTACCGCCCCACTATTCTTTTTATAAGCTATTAAAGAAGCTACACTGACATTTGATGCGCTTGTTAAACGTCCTTGCTGATCGACGGTAAATATATTGTTTCCATTGACTGTATACGTGGCAGGTGTGACGGCTGTATCTGCAAGATCTGCAGCTTGTATTTTTACATTTCCAGTCGAAGAAAGAACGCCAGTCGTAGTTGCTACTTTAACAAAACCGCTGCTTAATGATGCTAGGACCTGGGCATTTGATAGCCCTGCGTCTGTTGTTTGAATAATATATTTAGCAGTGTCGGGCGCCAGTCCTGCACTTGCGCTACCAGTCTTTGAATATAAATCTCTAAAAAATTTCTGCCATACAATAGGCATGATGCCTGTCTTTATTTCAAGGATTGGTATTTCGACAGGAGGTCGTGGCAGAATGATAGACATATTAATTATTTCCGAAGTCAGCTCTTCCAACGAACCCTAAAACTGTCGAATCAAGGCTTGATGTGGATTCTAGTTTAAATACAAATGAGTCTCTTGCACTGCCTAGTCTCTGCCATCTAATAGGCTTTGAAAACCCTATGGAAGTGGTCGGGACTGTTTTCGTATAACTTAATGGGAATGTACGACCACCATCTTTGCTTACTGATAAAGTAAAAGATGGCGTTGTTGTATCATGCTTAAAGAACCCAGTTAATTCTCCAAACATAACACGCTTCCCATCAGCAAACGTTGGAGATGTTTGAATGTATCGGTATGTCGAAGCTGCCCCAATATCTGTATATGTAAAATTATCTAGTTGGTAAATATTACCGCTCTGACAGTCTCCGACTAATACCTTACCATAGCAGTAAGTGCCCCATTGAGCAGCAAATCTAGTCCAATTCCCACTGATGTATGACTGTCTTTCGTGCCAGAATTTAGTCGTCAGATCATACACAGCCGTATAGCCTTCTGTTGGAAATGTCAAGCAATAGAAGGTATGATTATTTTGCGTGTACATAAATGCCCGAGCGTCGGACGTTGTTGTAAAACTGTTTATTTTTTCAGATATAGAATCGGTTGATAGCGGGATAACAGAGTATCCGTCAGTTCCGACCACATCTAAACCCCCATCCGGCGAGCTAGCCAGCCATAAAAAAGCATTGTCTTTATGTACTAGGGAATCAATAGCTGCGAGACCGTATCCAATATTCCCACCTTTATTCACTGCGAATGTTGTAGTAGCATCTCCGGTATTATACCAAATCTCTACGGACACAGTACCAAAAAGCCATAGATCGCCTTTAGTTGATCTTTTAGCTGTTTTTAATAAATTTGATACATCTGCATTGTAGGCCGAGAAGAAATCAATAGCATTCCAAGTTAAACCATCAGCAAGATTTGAGTATCTCCATACGGCGCTAGTTCCAGCTACAGATATAAAATATTCGTCTGTTGAAGCGATCCCCGTCGCTGTCTGTATAAAATCTGGATCAGTTATTGGGAAAGTCGCTGTTGTAGTAGTTGTGTTATAATGATAGCCATTTGTTCCGTCAATCAAAATAATCTGATCCGATGTTGCCGCATATCTGACCCATCCGCTAGACGTGTTTAAAGTTCCTCTAAGCGTCTTAGCACCACTTGAATCTACGGAGTAAAATTTATCATCAATTACAGAGTACAAAACTCCTTTATGCTGAAAACCTAGTCTATTCTGAGTGCCTGTATTCACACTGAATTGCTTAAGGCCAGGCGTGGGAACGGCAATACATGTAAATTTTCCCATGCTTATATCATTATAAACTGATTTAGTCTGAGCATCTATATATTTTAAATAGTAATTAACTAATCGAGATTGATTGTTATCTCTGTAGTTACCAGGATTCGACTGGTTTAAGAAATTAAATTTCTGCATGATTTATTCCGGCACTAAAAAGACTGATCCATCATTCTTTTCAAAGCCTTTCAGCTCATCAAGAAGCTCTTTTGCTCGATTCATTAGTTCAGGAAATTTCTGAGCTATGTTTATTTGAAAAATAGGAGCCACACTAACGGCTAGATTCGCAACGATGCAATCATTCCAATGAGAGACTAAATCTAAGTTATCAGTACCAGAGTCTAAGTCCATAATTGGAAGAATGACTTGAGCTAGTATATAATCATCACCGTTATCAGGCCTTGGATAGACGCGAAGGTTACCTGCGGTTGATGAGCCTTGGTATGTGTAGCTTAAAGGGCGATTAATAACTGATTTGTTCGGTAATTGGTTGAAATCAGATAACGGCAAGTCTTGCAGTAAGTATTCAAGATCAGCAGATGATTTGTATAAAGTTGCCATTACAATTTTATTCGGTCTTGGCAATCTTGTTGTGTAACTGTATACAGTTGCATCAGCTGACACTGAGCCTGTCAAGGATGCGTTTAATGTGAGTCCTGTCGATGAGTCAACGCTTGCAATCGTCGTCCATTGACGTAGTCCAGTGCTTAACATTATACCTATATTATCAAGAGCAGTCATACCACTAGTTGATGCGACCGTTAAGCTTGTTCCACTCCCAGCTGACGCAGTAGTAGAAACGAACTCTTGAGCAGCATGGTCACCTGTTGACGATAGTGCATAGCTAGGGTCATTATAATTTAAAAAAATAACGGCTGTAGTCTCATTGGTCTGTAAGGATTCGTATCTCTCCAACGACTTAACAAGCCGATTTAAGGCTCTATCACATATATTTGTCTGATCCGTAGTCGGAGACTCTTCTTCTCCTAGAATTCCAATCATGCACAAAGCGTCTTTTATGATTGTATCTCTAGTGTCATTATAATTATAAGAATTTGAAACTGCCATTAAGTTTGTCCCCATTTACGATCGTTTGAGACATCATATGGATCACTCCAGACTAGGTCGTAAGTACGGCCCCAGACTAATCCATCTCCATTTGTATTTGATACTGTACTTACTTCAGGCCGTACAGGATACTTCACTACACCTTCATTTTTTGGACGTCGTAAAGGTAGATACGACGCTGGCTTTGGTGACCAGCATTTATTGCGGATTATACAAGCAATAGTTCCATCCCATTGCTGTGCAACTTCGTCATTGTAAAACCTATTTCCACAGATATCACATAAGACAAAATGCTTTCCAAGCCGATGACTCATTAAACTACTTCCATGTCTTGAATTGATTTGATATAATCTTTAAATGTCAGATCAGCGTTAGATTTTTTTTCCATCATGTACATCATCTTTGCCATGGTATCGTTCTTAAGGGAATCGCATAATGCATTAAGTTCTTTCTCTTTTTGTGAGGCTATAATGTCTTCATCTGGAATTGCATCAAGAACTTCTTTTGATGGTTTATCATATTCTGTATTTTCCCAGACAACGCCATCATAGGGGTCATTAAATGGTGTACCATCGAAATTAGCATCCCATTGCATGACCTTCTGTATTCCAGGATATAGATACTGTATTTTTTCCAGATAAGTAACCATTAAACCTCCTATTATTATGCGGAATATTCTTTAATATGGATTGAGGAAACAACTGCACCATTAAAAATCGCGGCACCAGCAGCTTGAGAAAAATACGCTGTAACGGCAGTACTAGGCCCCATACGGACTTTAAATGTAGTTGATGAGGTCGTTCCAGCCGTCATTCTATGCTTGAATGTAATCGTTCTCATAACTCCTGATGAATCTGCGTACATAGACATAGCCGCTAATGCGTCCGCCGTAGAGTCTTGAAATAGCGCAGCGGTTAACTGAGTCGCGCCATTAGATGTACATAAAACAACTACGTCAATCTCTAAAAGATTTGACGTTGATTTTGGAGTGATTGCCAGCGTCATGTACTGATTGCCTTCGGTGTTCTGAGGGATTGTATTGTCAAAAGGTATGGTGGTAGTACCTGAAGCGCCTGTTCCAGTACTTGTATAAGCTTGCTGTACATACATACCAGGGATATCACAGTCTGGTATTGTTATGGTCCTACTTGCCGAAGTGTTCGCAAAGCTTAAAAGTGTTGTATGCTGGTAACTGGTCCCAGTTGAAAATCCGACTGCTGTAGTTGTATTCGCTGATTGAATCAATGCTTGGCCTGTGCCTTTTGATCTTAATCTAATATCTGTATTAGTGTCAGTGCCATCAACTGTCAGTAATGGTCCATTACCTGTAGCGGTATTTGTCGCTACAAATCTATTCACAGCACTTGCAGTCGCAGTGATATCAATTGAGCCGGCCCCATTAGTGTCTTTTATGGCATTAATTTTAGGATCTGTCAGTGTCTTATTTGTAAGAGTGTCTGTAGTAGTACGAGCAACTAAGGTATCGGTTGCAGTAGGAAGTGTCAAAGTTCCTGTGTTCACAATCTGCGCAATGACTGGAGTCGTTAAGGTTTTGTTCGTCAAGGTATCAGTCGTATTCCTTGCGACTAAAGTGTCAGTCGATGTCGGTAACGTTAGTGTTCCGGTATTTACGATCTGAGCAATAACTGGAGTTGTGAGAGTTTTATTGGTTAAGGTGTCAGTCGTTCCTCGTGCAACAAGAGTATCGGTAGACGTCGGAAGAGTCAGCGTCCCCGTGTTTGAAATTTGAGCAATGATTGGTGTCGTTAATGTTTTATTTGTTAACGTTTGAGTGCCTGAAGTTGTGACTAGTGTCCCTGATGTGGGAAAGGTAATTGCAGTCGCGCCACTTAGTGTTATCGCTAAAGAGCCTCCAATTGTTGAGAAGGCGTCAGCTGTTGAGAATGTACCACCTAGCGTTAAACTATAACCACCAACGGTCAAGCTGCTTGCAGCGAAGCTTCCACTGGTCCCTATACCACTAGAAGACAATGTCAGCCCAGTAGCTGCTCCATTACCATCATAAACGGTCGTTAAAGAGCCAGTAATCCCAGCACCACTATTACCTAACTGTAAGAGGTCTTTATAGGTTGAATTTAAGGACTGGCCGGTCAATGTTGTAGTCATTCTTTTCTCTCCGTGAATCTGCCTAGTATAGCATAAATCACTCTAAAAATCAATTATCTTTCTGTGATAGTAACTAATCCAGTGATGTTGTTCGCAGTGGTAGCACTTGGTAGTGTTACAGGTATTAAGCAACTTCCATTGTATAGCCGAACGCCTGGCTGAGCTGCGTTAAGACTGAGTGATCCTACGCTTCCAACGTTTGCTGTTGTTATAGCTGCAGCAGCAACTGTGCGATACATGACTAAGGATACTGCTCCTGTCACTAAAGACGTTCCTAACGTGTGAGTTTGTATGCTTCGAATGCCTCTGTCTCCAGCTGCTAATTGAAAAGGCACAAATGTGCCAGCTACTGCCGTGGCTGGGAATGATGCCATTGTAGCAGTTCGTGATCCAGTTCCGTCTGAGTTGGTGTACGTCAGTGTCATGTTAGTAACTGCACCAGCATTAGTTGTAGCAGTGGTCACTAGTATAGCAGCGTATATGCCCTCACCGTTTGTGCTTCCATTTAGATCCCGTGCAGGAAGCGTCACTGAGTTAACCGTTTGTCCTGTGGTAGTTGTTACTACGGCACCGGTATTAATCCATAGCCAGTCTCGTAAAGTCAGTTGACAAACTACACCGGCAGCGCAATCAAAACCAGTTAAGTATAGACTACCTGTAGGCGTCCATATTGGGATACATCCAGCGTCTGTCGTAGTAGTTCCATCTGTCGTACGTCCGGCTAAGCCTGGTGTACCTGGTGCAAAAGCTCCGGGGACCCCGGAAGCAGCGTGGTAAGATACTCTAACACCTGCAGCTTCTGAAGTTGCTCCAATCTTGTAGAACTCCGTAGCTCTTCCAGTTGTTCCAACTGATAACGGGATTTGTTGTTTCTTTCTACCATACGCGTCGCATACGGAAAAACCTTGTCCATCTACGTACTCAATTCTTTCATCTGCACTTAGTGTTACAGAAGGGATGATTTCGTAATTAGTACCAGATACGTCTTTCTGTATTGTAACAGTCTGTGCAGCTGTTCCCTTGTTAGCTATTGAGATCATTTTAATCTGTCTTTGAGTGGATGCACCAGGAGCACTACAGATCGTCGTAGTTGTAGCTGTAGTAATAGCTCCTTGGCTACTGTCAGGTGTAAACGCTGACGTTGTAACATCCACAAACGAAACGTGGTAGTCTACTGCAGAAGTTGAACTAGTGACTAATTCCAAAGCATGAGTTGTCGCTGTTAATAGTAACATGTTAAATCCTCAAAGATAGTCTAGCTAATACTTCAGGCTGAGTCAATCCACTACCACCGCCTCCAGATGCTGCTATGGTAATATCAACTTGATCATTACCAGCATCATCAGCTATGGTTAAAGTTACGTTCGTGCCTTCGATAAAGTTTAATTGTTTACGCGTGCCTACAACAGCTCCAGAGTTTTTAGTAACTTCAATTTTCTGCGTAGAGGTGTTCGCTATTACGGCAGCAGATATTTGATTACTTCCGTCTGTATAAGTGAAATCGATTGTAGAGGAGTCCGTCAGTGACGTACCTACTGCGTCTTGGGCTCTCTCATCTGTGAAGTAAAGATTTGTTCCCTCACTTAAATTGGTCGTAGAGAAACTTCCCAAGCTGACGGCAGGAGTCAATGTTCCACCTGCGTCATTATACGTCCAAGTAATACCTGTGCCGTTCTGTAGTAATGAAGCTACTCTGTCATCAACTCTTTCGTCAGTGTAATATAGGTTAGATCCTTCACTTAAGTTAGTTGTAGAAAAGCTTCCTAAACTTACTGTTGGAGTCAGTGTATTACCTATGTCGTCATAAGACCAAGTTATACCAGTTCCGTTTTGTATTAACGAAGCTATGGTGTCTTCAGCCATGTCATTAGTGTATTGCTCTATAAGCGAAGATAAGACACCAGCACTTAAATCTAATCCTGCACCAACCGACAATGCCTCCATACTTCCTGACGATGCAGTAGAGCGTCCGATCAAAACTCCAGTAGACACGTTCTGCATCTTTGCAAACGTTACTGCAGTATTGTCAATCGTTAGAGCCGTTCCTGAGCTTGAAACAGTAATGTCACCATAATCACCATCGCTTAGGCCTCCCCCACCACCGCTCCCTTCAGCAGTTACCCAAGTCATTGGTGATATAGATGTACACTTATTTTCCACACATGGCGATACGCTGGTATCTGTCCATTGATCACCTATGGACGCACCATTCAGCGTTGTCGGAGGTGTCGTCCCTTTAAAGACGAACATCCTTGCATTTGAGCGAGCGTATCTAGCCATTAGTCTCGTGCTTTAAGTTATTAGCAATTTCTAAGTTTTGATGCTGTCTTAATCGAGTTTCTATCTTAATTGGTAAAAGAAATCTTTTTGTTTTAATGACATCGAAGTGTTGATGGCAGACTGCGCATGTAATCACTCCATTCATTAACCCTGGAAGAATCTTTTCAATATAGAACTTTGTAAGACAGCTTGGGCATTCAGCGTGCATATTAGTCTTTCTTTCTCATATATAAAAGAATGGTATACGTATCGCCTGCAGTGTGATTTTTCGTTGTGAATAAAATATCACCAGTACCACCGGCGCCACTGGACTGTAGACCACCAGCTTTTTTAAAATCTAAGCGACCATATCCCGAAACTGTCGCCAAGACAACGTCGGTTGTGTGATCGGCTGAAATTACAACCGCCAGACCGTCACAAGCATATTCAATTCGTTCAATCACGAGTTGAGTAGGCTCTGCGCCATTAGGTCCAGTTAAGGTTGATTTATCAACTTTAATGACGTTTGGTTCCCCAGTACCATCCGATACGTTAGTAAATTTCATCACTAACTTTCTGGGTCCATTTATTAAAGTTTGACTTGCAACTGCGTCTGCCATTTAATTAACTCCTTTGTATTAAATCCTTTATAATTATTAAGACTTCTCAATCCGAATAACTATAAAGAATCGCTGCCTAAGTTTCCCTAAGCAGCTATCTTTTAATCTCTAACCGTAATTACCTGCTACGAGCTGCGACGAGACTTTAACGCCTCCTGAAGCTCCCATTACAGCTGCGCAGACGTAAAAGCCTGTTTTTGCTGTATCGGTAATCGATAAGATATAAACACCACTAGCATCTGTCATGACATCTTTAACCTTTTTTGATGTAAGGTCGACGATGTCTGTGCCGGAAGCGCCGACAGCGACTGCTCCCGAAGCTGTTGTGGCTGTTACGCCCGCACCAGTTGCAGCATCAGACAAATAGATCCTGAGTGGAGTACGCCTAGCAATAGCGGTACCTGTTGCATCCTTTAGCTGAACAGTCACTAAGCACACATTAGAAGCGCCTTGAGCGGGCGTCAATGTGGCCTGAGTAACGTCAACATCGGCCCCAACTGGGTTTATAATCCCGTAAGTTGGTTGCAATGGACCTGATATATGAGTAGTCATGTATCCTCCTAGTAAGAGAGGGGATTACTCCCCGCTCTCATATTGTTATTAAGCACCTGCAGATCCGAAAATGCCACGGAAATCAATCCAGCCGGCAGAGAATCTTTGAGTACCTTTAACTAACACGTTGTCGGTTGCAAAATCGTTTTGAGTGTCAACACGTAACGCTTGGCGTTCCATATAGACTAAACCTTCATCACGATCAGTTGTTACAAACCAAGCGTCAGTGTCGATTAAGTAGGGGTTAACTACCACACCGCCAGGAAACACATTCATGTTATTGATAGAGTTGATGGCTCGATCTGCCGTGTTAGGACGATCAGGGCTGCTCAAGAATCTATCGACTTCATGGACTAATTCCGGTGGGACAATGATTTTTTGAGGTAATAACGCAATACGTAAGCCACGATCATCGGTAGCTTTGCGGATATCAATATGAATTTGCTCTAAAGCTAATTCACTAATATCGGCAGCACCAGTGCTTAAGTAGTTCGATTGGTTACCTGTAGACGATGGGTGATCAGTTGCAATTAACTGTTTGGCATCGCCGCCTTTCATTGTATAAGCGGAATCAAAAGCATTGTTCAAGATATTCGCGCAAACGATATCTGGAGTTTTTGCCATTGCTTTCGTTAACATTTTAACAAATCGTTTTGATTGGCCCATTGCCATACCGTCTTCGATCATGATCTTAGTGATATGGAAACCTAACGCATATTCCGCATGTTGGAAGCGTGGAAGATGCATCTGGTTAGATGTGTCAATTGTAAACGGAGCACCTTGCTCACGGACTCTTGCAAGACCGAAGCCACTTAAAACTCCAAATTCTTCAAAATGTTTGTCACTTTGTCGAACGTCGAAGATTCTTGTATATATTGGTGCTAAATCTTTTAAATCGTCCCCAACCCACTTGTTAACAATAGGTTGAAGAGCGGCGCTAAAATTAGCTGTGCTTATAATACCTGCCATATGATTATTCTCCTATCCTATTAAACACCGGCGGTGCCTTTGAAGACATGCTCGTTAATGATAACTTCAAAAACTGCATAGTCACCAATCACATTGTCAGGCTTATCAGCTAAACCCAGAATGCGAAGATTTGCAGTAGATGCAGATGACGTTGAGCTGTCTAACATTGTACCAGATTTACCAGTAACGGTTGAGCCAGCTGCCACGACGATGTCAGCACATTCGCCGACGTTCGTGATAGCTAAAGCGCCACCAACTGAATCTTCTTGCACATGATAGACCGCATCTGGATCATCACAGACTAAGACATACATAGCAGTTGAAGCAGGACGATAGTTTTGACGAAGATTAATCGCCGAAACATCTTTTACCTGATCAATACCGACCACAGCACCTAACAGCACTGTATCGCCAGCCGAAGCTCTTGTTACAGTTGCATGAGATCCGCGCGCATCCGCGGTCCCGCCTAATTTTACGACGTCGCCCATATACAAAGCCGTACCATCAGACGCAGGAACAAAATAAGTTGCGATATTCACTAGGCTTGTGCCGGTTCGTAAATTGCGAACAGGTCTCAAACCAAAGGGAGCATTTGCATTTGCCATATTTTAAAACTCCAATTTATTTTAAAGTCAACCCAGTTCCGACTTGGCTTGGGCCAAGATCGACACTAGTTGCGTCAAGTTGTTTTTTTGTATTTTCGCGCTTTTCTTCTTGTATTTCTTCGTAGATATCCACAGGGATACGCATTAGGACGTCCTTCCGTCCACCCCCGACCTCTACTGTAACAGCAGATCCAAGTTTTTTACTTTTGGTTGCTGTAGCATCACCGACCTCTTGGTCGCTTTTTACTATTTCGTAGCCCATTGCTTCATAGCGGGCTAAATTCTTTGACGAAGCAATTCGATATTGAAATCCTGCTTCTTTAATATGATCAATTGTCAAAGGGCCTGCTCTTTCAATCGAACGACGTTTGACTCTAGTACTTTTAGATTCTAATTGCTGTGTCATGTTTAATACTCCAATTATTTACCTAGAACGCCTTGCTTTTCTAAATCCTTTGCATATTGTAGTAAGGTGTAATTTTTAGAAGCCTTGACTGCATACATCCCCATCTCTTTTTGCATAGGTGTTAATTTATCGATTAAATCCTTAGTAGATGATTTAGTCTCTGGTAATGCTGTTGATACACCTACTTTAGATGGCTGATTTCTATTAGTTTCGTTAAATCGATGTGGAAACTGCTCTCTGACTCGTTGTTCAACAATTTTTAAGCCTTCAGAAGGGGCTAGAGTAGGATGCTTGCGATCTAAGTCTTGAGCAATCGCATTTGCAAACGCTCTCATTGCAATATTCTCTGGAGAGTTATTGTTAAACCAGTTTGATTCATGTTTTGCTGCGAATTCAACAAAAGCTGGATCTTGCTTTGGAGCTTCTTGAGGTTTTTGGACCTGTCTAACCGTTTCCAGTTCCCCACGTTGCTGATTAAGCTTCATTATTTCCATATCGATCTTTTTAAAAGCCTCGACATCTGATAACTCAACGGCTTTAATTCGTTCAGCTAGTAATTCATCCATACGTGTTGAATAAGTCGATGTTTCTTTTTTATGGAAGATTTCTTTAAAGTGCTCTAAAGAAGCTTTAAGTTCCTTTATGTCTTTACTTTGCTCACTAATACGCTTTAGTAAAGGTCCACGTCGGACAAATTCATCAGCAGGAACCCAATCATCACCATTAAACTGGTCTTTAGGTTTCCACCCTTGCTCCATAGCTGTCTTTTCAACCTCAGACAACACTGGCTTTTCGTCAACGATCTCTGGCTCAGCTGCTGCAATTTCTGCAACATCTTCAACTTTTGCTTCTGATTCCTCTGGAATCTTCGGCTCCGTTAATCCTAAAGTCTGACTCTCAGCGGCAAGCTCAGCTAAAAAAGCTTTCTCACCAGCACTCACGTTTTCTTCCATACTCATGGCCTATTCTCTCTTTGCTATTAAGTCTTCATCATTAAGGACAACATATTGATCGTCCCCATCTTCCACACGATAACCGCCATACCTTGCAAAAACGACTTTATCGCCAATCGCTGCCCAAGGCTGACCATCACCGAGATTCTGAAAAGCAGTGTTACCAATAGCAATCAACACGCCTTCTTCTTTTGCATTTTGCTCTTTTTTCAACTCTTTTTCAGGGAGGTAAAAAGAACCTATCTTTTCTTCCACTTTCTCAACTTTAACCAACACTCTATGGCCTAATGGCGTCAACATGTTTTATCTCCTACTCAGGAATGTTAAAATCTTCAAAAATACTTTCAAAATCTAAAACTTCGTTAATTTCACGAATATGTCCTGATAGTACAGCGACATCATAAACTCGGTTGTAATCCGTCTCTAGACTCAACTGATTCAGGCATTCCGTTTTGCGGTTCTGTAACTTCTTGATCAGGTGCTGCGTTGCTGGCTGGCTGAGCCATGCCCTTAGATTTGAGTTCATACGCTTGATCTATCTCCTTATTTAGAAGGATTTTATCTATATGAGTTTTTAATGCTTCTAGTTGTAAATAGTTTTCTTCAAGACTATGCTGTTTGTCTGTATTCTCAGCCGTAGCTATATTCAATAAAGCTTGAGACTCAGCTACAAGAATATTCGCTTGAGCTTGAGCAGCTTTTAAGTAGAGTTCTTTTTCTCTTAGACGCATTTCTTGATCTTTCTGTTTAATCTCAGCAGATTTAATATTAATATCAGCTTGGATTTTAATCATATCCGGAGACGGTGTGTTATTTGGAGGATTAATTAAAGCTTCAGGGTTAGGGATATTTAATGCCTCAAAGTAACGTTTAAATATTTCTTGTTTATTCAGAGCTGGGTCGTCTTTAATTTGAATCAAAGCTTGTACTTTAGCCAGGCGCTGCGCATCGCTAGCCATATTTGGGTCGGCTATGGGAAGGATATCTAAATCTTCTGATTGAAAGTCTAGAACTGCATTAGCTCTTTGATCATCTAATAAAGTTGCATACTCCACCGGATCTAAGTACACTTTATTTAAATTAAATAGCTTTTGGAATTCAGCTTTCATCGATCTATATAAACGTCTCTGAATCGAATTGAAAACTTTTAACCCTTGATCAATAAGACTGACAACTGTAGTCGCTTTGACATTCTCCATGCCAGCAGTTCCGTTGAGAACTTGTGTACTACTAGAAACTTCTCTTGAAGCTTCGACTAAAGTCCCTAAAAGCTGGAATAAAACCGAGCTGGGCTCTTTATATTGAAAAGGGACAACCATATCTCGTATATTTCTGCCGGCACCGCTGACATTGACAGATTTCCATTCACCTTGCTGTGCGGGATTAACACCACGCTGCAAGCTGATTTTGGAATCCATGAATCCGCCTTGAAGGTTTGCTAAAGATCCCGCATCTATCAATTGATTTAGTATCGTGTTAATGGATTCATTCATGTGTAGCAGTAAAGACCCAAAGCCAATAGATAAGAACGAGCCGTCAGGGTTAGGTAGGAAATGGAATGCTGTAAATGATTGCTGTGCTCTTATACGAAGGATTGTATCACCTTGTAAAGAGACGTCATCCAGGCCATATCTTGCAACTATTCGTACGATTAAGCCTGTCTTATCTTCAAAAGTGACGATGTAAGGTTCTGCGTAACCATCTTCATCTAGGTCATAAAAGCAATGTTGTTCAATTAAGTCGATTTGCTTGTTTAAGATAGCGTCTTGATCCGAAAATGTTTTTAGGATTTCATCAACGTTTTCTTTATGGAAAATTCCAGCTCTAGCATTCTGAATTAAGTCATTAGGGTAGTAATGCAATGCGTGACTTATTCGTGGAGCTCTTTCTAAGCTTTTAATGTCTTTATGAACTACGATGTCATGTATTTCACACAGTTCACTTCTATTCTGTAATGATACGGGGTCAAAATAAGACTTCTTAACTAAAAATCCGAACAGTGGTAAAAAGTTAAGTAAGCGGTCAAAATGCAATTCCCAATCTTCGTCTTGCATTAGTAACTGAAAAGACATAAATTGAGATACACGCTCAGCTCGTTCTTGCTTAGCTCCTTGGGGATCTTTTCCAAGAGTTCTAGCTTTAACTATTCGACCATCTTTGACAAATTCAGGGTAAATTCTAGAAGCAAATTGGTATGCTGCTTGAGTGATGACTGGATATTTTATATTTGACGATTTCAGGAGAGGTGTGGATTTCGGTCCACCTTTTAATTTTGCTACATCGATAATCTGTTCATTTGCGAGCATCCACTCGCTCATTGAATTCTTGTCTTCATCATAGCCATCTTTACAGCAACGAGAAATATGAGTGAGTTCGTCCTCATCTAGATCATTAGCTATATTAGAGCTTTGAATAAATTTGATCAGCTTGTCAGGAGCGCTTTTGCCAATAGGCAAATATTCACTTTCTGTTTTAGTATCCTGTGACAGAATTTCTTCCGACATCGGCATCAAGTCCATGTTGGTTTCCATTTATTTCCTCGTCTGAATCTGGCGCTAAAGACGCAACATCCATACCAGACATCATTAGATACCTGGTTGCATCCATTAAGTGATCATCTTTTTTGACAATACGGCCTTTGTCATCCCTTCTGTATATTCTACACTCACTTAGCCAATTTGTCAAGTGTTTCATTACTTTAAGCCGTCCAGTAGCCAATCTTTGGAAGACTTCAAGAAGACCTGCTTCAACAGCATTGTTTGCTATCGATAGATCTAAACCTAAATCCATATACTCATCAAGTAAAGCTATCCCGTCGCTCTGCCGTTTAGCGGCTCTGGCAGCCGGATCAATGACGCCAGAAATCCATTTACCTCGAGATTGAATAGCATTAACATGAATAGAAGGTTCACTATATCCTCGGTAGTGTTCACTATAAAGATACCAACAATCCTCTTGGGAATTATAAGCCCCCCAAACTGCTGCGGTTCTTTTCCATCCCACGTCCATCCCGAAAGCTCTAACCCAATGTGGCGGAATGTTAAAGGTATCTACTACAAAGTCAGATTCTGGAACAGGGTATATTGCTCCTGATCCTACGCTTGGTATACCTTTACTTCGTGCTTCTCGTTCGGCCGGGCTGTACGAAGCCATCAATGTGGCTTTATCTTCAGCTGATAAGTGAACAGCCTCATCCCAGTTTATGTTAACGACATACTTAGCCATGGTTTATTCCTGTTTATGAGTCACTTCACCACAAAATGGGAATCCAGGCTCTGTGTCTGGAAATTTGCCACCAGATAAGAATGATTGAACTATATCAGTCAACCCATGAAGAGGGGTAAACGAGAGCATAACGATTCCATTTGTCGTCATCGTACGGGTAAGGCATTCAGAATATATCATTGGATTGTCTGCTTCTTCGTCTAAATGCACTACGTGACGACTTGTACCCATAAAGCTATCTATACCCTGGATATATGACTTAAATGACAATTCACTTATACCACCGCTTGAGTGTCTAATGTAGACGTCTTGAATTGCATTAGGAACGCCAGGCTTTGACGAGTAATCTACTATCAAATCTTTAGGAATCATCCCAGATCCTATGTCTTGCACTGGACCTACTAAATATCTTTGTAAAATGTCTCGAGTCGTTTCATGAGTCTTCCCAATAGACCAAGCCAGAACGCTATGCTCGAATTTACGCCCCTCCCACCACTGGAATCTTGGCTCTGTGTTATAGAGCCCAGTTAAATGCAAAGCCATTTCAAAGCAGCATGCTAGCGTTTTTCCACTTCTATTACCTGCTATTAAGGCTCTTTCTTTGTATTCTTTACCTTTTTGAAAGAAAAGCATATGCTTAGGATATAAAGACCGTGCATTGCTTCCTGAATCCGTAAAATACGACAATAACGCATTATATTGTTCGCGTTTCTTCTTTTCTTGAGCAAGTTTTAGTAATTGCTCTTTTTCAGCCCGACTTAAACTGGCCATTCGCTTTCCAATCCAAATAGTAACTAATAATCTCTTTATTGACACGATCAAAGTGTCTCTGCATGCCTTTTTTAAAAATGCTATACATGAGAGCTTTCTGATGTATAGAAAATTTGATTTTTTTAAAATGAGGGAGCCTTAGTGATGGGATTAAATCATCAGACTCACCACAACCGCAGTATGCAGACTTAATCATTTTTTGAGACCTTCAAAATTTGCTGTAATGCTGTCTCTAGTTCTTCATCCGTCATTGATTCAATGGCAGATTTAATTTCTTTTTTCTTTTCTTCTTTAACATTCCAGACTTCTGATCGTCTAGTTTTTAAAATCTTTTCGCAAGCTGTTACATTACCGTTTTTGATTTGACCAGATGCGATTAATTGCAGCTGCATCTCCCAAAAACTTTCAAAAGCAGTAATACCGACCATCAATGCTCGCTTAAATTCTGGATGGTCTCTTTTCCATGCTTCTAAATCTTCACTTGACATATTCCAATAAGCCGCTAATTGCGTATCGGACATGCCTTTACCCATTAACTGCACGGCCTCCCGGCACAACTTATTAGTATAGCGCTTTTTATTTAGCAAGCCTTCATCAAAAGCATCATCTGCAGTTGATTCTTGAATGTATTTAACTAGAGCTTTACGATCTGCTGTGCCGGTCATGCTGTCTGCCTTATTTATCAGCAGAGACTTTGTCAGCTAATTTGGCAATAAACTTGCCAACTAACAGCTGTACAACGTCCACCAGCTTTAAAACTGCATTAATTGCAATCACAGTTAAAAAGGCGGCTACGATTGGCAGTACAACGATAAAAATATCGTGTGCCATTGCTAAAATGACGTCTAACATGTTATTTTCTCCCTTTAGAGTCGTTTACATAAAATCCAGGGCCAATAAACTGGAAGTTTACAGCGCTGTATTTTATTCGGTCAAGGCAACTTGCTTTTCCACAAGCTGCGCATATATCTTGTATATCGTCGTATTTCTGAATGTATTCAGTAACTTGCTTACATTCTCGGCAATAATACTCTGCTATCATTTCTTCAAAGCTCCCGCAACCGTCGTTGCAACTTTTTCGGCTGAACGACCAATCACATAGCCTCCTAGTCCTACTTTGACAATACTAAACAATTCTAATATTGTTGTCTGATCTGTATTTACTGGCATGATACCGAACCAGTAGCAGACAACTAAGCCAGTGAACACCATCATCACCATAGGGCGCCAATTACGTTGAAGCCATGATTCGCCATTAGCTTCTGCCACAACTGCCGCAGATCCTGCTTTTAACTCTTCAACGTTTGCATCAATTTGCTTTGCCAGTAAGTTGGCCTGCATTGTCATAACTTCTTTTTCAAACAACGCTTGCTTGTCTTTGTCTGGTATATACTTCCTTCCAAGATCAAGTAAGCCACCGGCAACGGTCTGAATTAATCCTAAAATTCCTAATAGTGGCATGTTACTTCCTCATGACTTTAATACAAGATAAAGCGATATCTGCTTGAAACGAACTTTTAACCATCTTTTCATATTCAATCCAAGCTCTTTTTAAACCTTTCCAATGATCCAGTCTTACTTTACCATCTCGAGGGCTTGCCCATTCATTACCATATTCCTTTTCATGTGGCATGATAACGTCTAACCCAAGTAAAGCTTTAGTCAACAGCTGTTTAACTTTCTTTCGTTTAGCTCTATTTTCAGACGATCTAAACCATTTCTGAGCACTAGATCGCTTCATGGCAATGCCATAAAATGGGCGCTTCTTATGACTTCTTGCCATTTGGGAGAGTTCCAGTAAAACTATGAAATGGACTAATCACAAAAACCCATTGCAACCACTTTCCTTGATTTTCATCGCTGAATTCGCTAAGCTTCCATCCAATGCGTATTCTGACACATTTAGTTATTCCAAATATGGTATAACGGTATATTCTGTAATATTCCCAAACATGCTTAGCGGTATCGTCTATTGTAATACCGTCAATTTCAATCTCGCTGAGTCCGCTAACGCCATTGTCACCTATGTCTTGCAACAGTAAGACTTTAGCTAGTTCTGGATCCATAGCGTCAAGGTAGTCTGGTTGAAGCGATCTAGAACATCCAAAAGCGCTGATTCGTAAAAATTTGACTGATAGATATTTATAACAGAAATAGTTGGTAGGATTTCTTAAAGCTATGTAATTGAATCGAGCAAACTTTCCAGCAGGCAGTATCTGCGCTACATAGGTTTCATTTGATCTTGCAAATTCTTCAGGGTAGTTGTCAGCTAGGTCAAACCACTTCAGGAACTTGGGGAGTCTGTAAGCGTCCCAAGGCTGCACTAAAACAGCCAAGGCAACTAAAGGAATTCCGACCAACTGCAGGGGCAGGCAGATAAATAAATAAATCATTCCGTGCTTTATAAACTTATTCATACCAACCTCTCAAAAAAATGTGACAGACTTATTGACGTTGCTGTCACTTCATCGAAGAGCTTAATGCCCTTTGTTCTGGTTACAAGGCGACCATATGCGCTCAAGGTGACTCCCTTCCTTGGGAGTCGTAAAGCCCCATCTTCTCTCGGGTCCATCCTAAGACTGACCGTCACTGGTACTTGGGGTCTTCTTATTGCAGCTTTCACCGCGACGCGTGGCAAAATGTTTGAGTAAGGTGCCACGCGAACCATTATTATACCACGAGCTTACCTTAGATGCAAGCAATCTTTTCACATCTCGTCCCTTAACAGCCCGCTCTAAAAGCTTCCAAAAAGTCACATCCATCTCACTACCATCTCACTAGGACCCTGACCCCATCTCACTACCACTTGGAGTCCACTTGGGGCCACCCTGGTCATGTACTTCCGAATGATTACAAAAGGCTGCTTGCGGACTCTGAAAATCAGGGCTGCACGGGACGCTTGCGGACTCTGAAATGCTGTAAGATATTGATTGTATAGGGGATAAGGGTACCCACCCTTTCCACCACTGCTGCCCAAAAACCCCC